AAATTGAACATACCACTGAATATGAACAACAAGGTAGCTTATTTGCTACAGAAGTATCCTAGTACAGAATGGTCAGGTCCAGCTTGGTATAGTATAAGAACTGATGATGAAGGTTATCCTTATAGCTTTGTATTGGAATATTTTATTCCATTAGACTTAGGAAGTTCTGGACATACAGAATGGGATGGTGATGATTTTTGCAAGGTACTACCAAGCATACTAGAAAAACATCCTAAAATAGGAAAATGTATACAAGGTAATATCCATTCACATCATACTATGGGAGCATTCTTTAGTGGAACAGATGAAAATCATTTAACAGATAGTGTTAATAAAACATTTTATCCAAGCTTAGTAGTTGCTTCTGGTGGTAAAGCTAAATTTGCCTTTGCTTTTAGTTATTTAGACCAGTATAATATATCTCATATAATTGAAATTCTTGAAGAAGATATAGAAGTAACTAATCCTAAACCAAAAGATGAATGGGTTTTAGAAACAGCAAATCTAAAGAAACCTGTTAATACTATTACTACAATACCTGGTAGATATTTAGGATATCAAGGAACATTTGATGGCTGGGAAAATGAATATAATCCTCATACAAAACATCATAATAACTTAATTGGTTATAATAAGATAATTGATAAACATGATGAAGGAAAACTGAATCTCTCTCAAGTAGAAGCTAAATTAAAAAAGATTAATCTAGATTTGGAGGGTAATCCAATTGGAAAATAGGTTCTTAAGAAATAAAGACCTCATAAATCAAAAGAAACTTGAAGAATCAGTTACAGTTATAGGAGCAGGCGGAATAGGGTCTGCTCTTATAACGCTTATGAGTATAATGGGATTTAAAGATGTAATAGTTTATGATGATGATAGCGTACAAGAACATAATAGGTCAACAACACTCTATCCAAAAGGATATGTTGGTAAATCTAAGGTTATAGCTGCAGAAGAAGCATTTATGTCTTATGGTGATGTAGAACAAAAAATATTACCATTAGAACAAAGATGGAATGGTGGAACTATAAGTAATCTCAGTAACATAGTTTTTATGTGTCCTGATAATATGAAAACCAGAGAAGCTGTTTATCTGAAATGGGTAGATAATCCTAGAAGAAAACTATTAGTTGATATGAGAATGGGTGCATTAGGAATGGAAGTAGTTACTGTTACTAAAAAAGATGACTATTTCTGGAAAGATTTTATAGAAGATGGAGTCTTGGAACCTGAAGAATGTACAATGAAGCATACCATATTCTGTGCAAATATTGTTGCTGGATTAGGCTTAACTCAAGCTTTTTCTTTCTTGCAATATATTCCATTTTATGCGTATATTAACCTGTCGCTAACACCGACCAAATTGCAAACTAAAAACCTAATAACAGGAGATTAAAATGGACATTGTTGTCAATAAAGTCTCAACTAATTGGGATGACATCCCTGGTGGATTAACTTGGTATTTTATAGGCCAACCTAAAACTGGTAAAACAACTGCAGCTTCTAGATGGAGTCAGAAAGGAACTAAAGGAGTATTGTTACTTGATACTGACCTTGGTGCTGACTTTGTTGATGAAGCTAATGTTATTACTATAAATGCTATAAATCCACCATTTAGAGACTTAAAAAAGAATGGTAAAATAATTACCAAAAATGGTCAAAATCAGACCGAATTAATTCCCCCAACAGAAAGAGGCTTTAAATATAGAAGCGGAGCTAATAAAGGTGATACTATGCCAGTATATTCTATGGCAGAAGTATTATCTTGGCTAAGAAAATCTTGGGATAAGCTACCTTATGATACTATAGTTATTGATACTATAGATGAAATCAATAAATGGATAGAAGCATCAGTTCTAGAAGAACTAGATATTCCAGCCATGGGAGAAGGTAATTGGGGAGCAGACTGGGGATTAGCTAGAAGAAAGAATCTTGATATTGTTATTAAATTTCAGAAATTTATAAAGCAACACGGAGGAAATCTTATACTAATCAGTCATAGTAAAGCAACAACAATTACTGATGGCAAAGCACAGCTGAGTCCTGACCTTCCAAGAGGGTTGGGATATAGTTTAACTGCAAAAGCTGATGTCATAGGATATACCACTGCTAGTAAAGATGATGGTAAATTTTATATTAGCTTTAAAAGTTATGATGAAAGAACTGTAGGAAGTCGTTTAAGACCTCTTGCACAAAAAGATTTATTATTTGATTATAATACAATCTCAAAAGAAATATTAACCTATAAAGAGGAGAATAAGAATGGCAATATTCAAACCAGCTAAGGGTAGTGGCGGAGGATTTTTTGGAATCCAAGAAGCAGCACTATTGACTGTTACAGATAGAAGTGATGAAAAGAAAGATGATGGCAATAAAAGATTTACTTGGGCTGATATATACTTAGATATAGAGTTTGATGTAAAAGATTCTCAATATAGTAGAAAAATGCAAATAGCTGGTAGCTTAGAAAAAGATGATAATGGCAGAGTTGTAGGTGGTAGCGTATTAAATAGAATGTATAATTTCTTTGATGTAATAGGATTCACTGGAGGAATTAATCTTGATGGTGAGTGGGAAGATAGCGAAGGAAATAAAATAGATGATATCGAACAAGTATTAACTAAATACTGTGTGGATAATCCATTAGTAGCATCAGATGATGATTATAGTTATCTGATATATGTCTATAAAGAACAACCAAAGAATGGTTCTGATAAAGTATGGACTCGTGTTGCTAATTCAGTATTTCATAATAAAGCAGGAGAAAGAGACAAATTCTCTGAAAGAATAACATTTCTTAAATCTAGGAATGTTATAAAAGAGTTTAATGGTGTGCCCAAGGAGACCGCTAAAGTAAACTTTAGTGATACTGGTATAGAGGCACTCTAATGTTTCTTGAGGTTGTGTATGGGGGTCCTTTTAACAGAGGGACTCTCATACCTAAGTCTGACCTACCTAAATACATAAAGCAAGCTATAGAGGCCTCTGAGGACCTTTACCGTAGTATGTATTTATATACTGAAGATGTTGTAGGTAAACAAATAAAAGGATATGTTGGCGAAAGAGATATAGACAATATAGTTCTGGATGTAGACCGTGGTGATTCTTCAGATGAATATACCTTAGAGAAAGCAAGAACAGTAGCTGATGAATTAAAGAGTGAAGATATACCATATATTCCATATTTTAGTGGAACTGGATATCATATACAATTTAACCGTAAAGCACTAGATATAGAGATTTCTCCAGATTTACCATATATTGTAAGAAAAACTATAAAAAATATCTTTCCTGATGTTGATTATAGTATTTTTATGAGAACTGGTATATACAGAGTAGCCCATACCATTAACAAAAAGAGTGGATTGTATAAGATTCCATTAACACCAAAAGAATTAATGGAATTAGATGTCTCTGATATTAATATTATAGCGAAAGAACCAAGATTAGACTTTAAATATCCTAAACTAGAAGGAAATGGAAGTCTTAAAAAGCATATCATAGAAAAAGTTCCTGAAATAAAAGTATTAAGTAAATATCCTGAACCAATTAATATAGTTACTTGTGTTCAAAGAATGCTTAATAAAGGACCTATAGAAGGAAATAGACATAAAACAGTATTACGCATTGCAAGTCATTTTGCAAGACATGGTATTCCTTCTGAATCAGCTAAAGTAAGTATCCTTCATTGGAATAAGAATAGTCTGAATCCTAATGAAATAACAAGAGTAGTAGAGCAAACTTATAAAGGTGGCTATAGATATTCTTGTAAAGATTCTGTTATGGCTGAACATTGTAGTAGTAGATGTATCTATTTTAAGAGAAAGGACTATATGATTGATGTTTATACAGCAGATGAATTACAGAAACAGTTCACAGAAAGAATGGAAACAAATTTTGCAGGCAGGTCTTTAAATGTAGCTAAATTATTAGGATTTAAGGATTTAGACTGTGAAATATATCCAGGTGAATTAGTAACTATCTTTGGACCAACAGGTTGTAATAAAACAAGTTTTGCTCAGAATCTAGTTCTAGGATATAATGCTGCTGAAGATAAAATAGAAACAGAAGAACAAGTGTCAACATTGTATCTATGCCTTGAGTTAAGTGGTTGGTATATGCATGCTAGAAATTTACAGATAGTATCTGGATAGCCTAAAAAAGATGTAAGAGACAACTGCAAAGA